ATAATATTTAACTTCTCATCATCATCAACTACTGCTCTAGCTATTTCTTTATCAATTTCTTTTGCTAGTGTAGGAGATTGAACATTGATTGCTTTTGCTTGTTGATAGAAAGCAAGGTCTGTTGCGTAATCTCTAATGTTAAATGAATCAGGGTAATTAATCTCTCCATCAAATGTAACTTTTTGAAACATTGCGTATAGTTTAAATAACTGTTCTTCTGCTAATTGTAAGTTATCTGCTTTTTCAGATAGTCTAGCATTAAGTAATTCAAATTCAGTTTGTAAAGCTACACCAGAACTAATCCCTGACTTTGTAGTTCTAATAGCACCAGTATGTGCAATTCTATTTATAGATTCTACTTTGTTATTAATTGAATCCATAATTGATTGTAAGCTAGAACCAGATGGTTGTAGTAAGTAAGGTTTTAAATTAGGTTCTAATTCATCAGGCATTTCTATAATAGCACCAGCACCAGCACTAGCATTGACACTGGGAGTCTTAACTAAACTAGGGTGGTTTGTTAATCTGATTAATTGTTCCATTTCAGAGTATTCATTGTAAATAGATTTTTGAAGATCGGCTATATCAGTTAAATCTGATTGACCAATTCCTCTCTTATGTGATTTAGCATTATATAAAATAACTGCTGGTATCTTACCAATCATATTAGGGACAGTTTCTACAAGTCTTGGTTCTTCTCTATTAGGAATATAGATTGTATCAATTTTATCTCTATACCAAAGTTTAAGATATTGACCACCCTCTCTATCAACTTCTTCTCTTACTTTTAAATAGTTTAGTTCGTATTTACCATTAGGTAATCTTTCGTAATTTCCAATCAAAAACATTTTCAGGTGTAAGTATTGAAACATAAGGTCTAATGTCTTGTTCTAATTCATCAGCTTTTGTACTTGTAAATATATTAGGCTTATCTAAAATCATAAAACAATGACCATAAATAGATGCGTAATTCTGTGCTTGTTTAACTACTGAATTTAAGTTGTTACCCTCTAAATCAGCATCTCTTAAAAATGATTGTAAAGATGTTTCATCTTCCATTGAACCAAAGTCTCTACTCGGTCTAACTCTAAATAAAAATGATGAGTATATTTGAATAATGTTTTTACAATGATTATCGCATGGAGTGTTAGCAAGTCTTTGATTGAACTCGTTATCTAATTCTAAATTATATCTATTAAGATATTGACCTGTCATATAGTCATAACCACCATTATAAGATCGTATGTAGTATTCCCAATTATTAATTGTTTCTGAATAGTCTTTATGGGTTTCTTGTGCTTGATCTCTAGTGTATGCCATATTTTATTTCATTGTCCATCTTGTAGGAGAATTAAATCTTGTCTGAGTGGTTAATGGTTTTAAGTAATCAATCATATATCCAAGTGCGTCATTCATATGGTCGAATCCATCTTCCTTATCAGGAATATTTGTATTCTCTTTGTATATTTGTCTTTGTAAACCTTTTATCAATGTTTTGCAAGATTGTGAAACAAAAATATGTCTTTCTCCGTTAGAATCTTTTAACTTACTATTCACAGCATTGACTCTATCCCTAATAGCTGGGTGTTTATTTTTCACTTTAACTTTAAAACCAGCGTTTTGCAAAATAGATAAATCAGTTCTACCACCAGCAGATGTCTTTCTCTGTTTACATGCTGGGTCTGGATATATAAAAATTGGTATTTTAGTACCATATCTATCTCTTAATTCTTGCACCATTTCATCTGTATTACTTCCATAGATAATAATTTCATCAAGAAAAAATACTTTATCTTTATCTAATTGTCCCACACAAGCCGACATGGGATCCACATTAAAGTCTAAACCAATATGTAAAGGCTTCTGCCAATCTATTTCTTTTTAACAACATTCTCAACTGGGTGGAAGTTATAATAAACAGAACCAGCATAGTTTTCAAATGTACCTTCAAACTCTTGTCTAAAAGTTCTAATATCAATATCTTGTTTAGCTTGTTCTATTTCATCTGCTGAAACTATACCACCCTCTAAAGTAGTATATTGGTAACTATCCCATTCTTCATCTTGCTTACCTTTTAAATATAATTCATATGACCAATTCCCATAACCTTTAGGAGTACCACAGAATAAGACTCTACCTAATGTATCAGAAACAGAAGCCCTTAATACTTCATACCATGCTCGTTTATCTATATCTGCAAACTCATCTAATATAAGAAAGTTTAATCCACTACCTCTTAAAGCATCATAATTATCAGCACCCTTTAATGAGATCGTACTATTAGTTTTCCTGATAGTAATAGTCATGGTAGTTTCGTTAATATCTTCTATCCAGTTAAACTGATTAAGCATCTCTTTTAGATTAGCCCATACGATCTCTTTAGCCATTTTAAATGTTGGTGCTACATACCATATTTTTTGATTAGGTTGAGTTGCGTATTTCATCATTTCAGTAATACATAGATAGGTTTTACCAAACCTACGACCTGATATTAATATTCTGAATCTAGCTTTAGAACTACTTACTTTAAGTTGAGGTTTGGTGAGGGATATTTTCATTAATTTTATTATATCTCATTAGACTTGTTCTGCTTCTTTACATATAAATTTCGTTGCTACTTTGTTATTATTAACAAAATTATCTTCTTGTGCAATTATTATTTCTTTAGATATTTCTAGTGCAGCAATCGTACATTCTTTCCATGAATTATATTCTTGTTTTATTTCTACTGGCTCTAAGCATTGGTCATTTATAAAGGAACATAAAAATATTATTAATATAAATTTCATGGGTAATGACTTACAAGTAATGTAAATAGAATTAATGCAATAATTAAACAACCAGTAAAATAATAGTTCATAAGCAATCCCATAAATTATTTCTTTTTCTTTTTCTTTTTACATTTACATCTGGGTGCAAATAAGTTTTCAACCCAAAGCATATAGCTATCTAAAGCAGATAAGAATTTTAAAATGTATTTGTCCATAAAGAACATTTATCATAAAGGCTTAACAATATCCACCAATTACGCTTATGTTCTTATTTACGAACCATATATTATGTTTAGCTGAATATATACTGATTTGCTCTATCCTATCTTGAATAAGATCGAAGCAATTCTTGTTAGATACTTCATAATATTTCTGATGAGTTAATTCTCCATTGATGAGTAACAATAGAACTATTGTTTTCATTATCTATTAAAGAATCTCTTTCGCCATTCATGGCAAACGTAAGTATCTTTAACAGCTTTACTTCCCCATCTACCACAGAATGATCTTCGGTTTGAGTACAAGCCACAATTTCCGCAGGCTTGTTTCTTTAAACTCTTATGGAATGATTGAGGTAATGAATAATCTATAACCTCTCCATTAGGATAGAAGTTAGGTCGTTTAATGATGTCCACTTGCCATCTCCTTTATTTTTTTGAGTTTTCTTAAAGCCATATCTCTTTGTAATTTGACTTGCTCTAGTTCTTCTTTGAGTCTTAATTTTTCTTCTCTTAATTTAAGAAAAGTATTCTCTCCAACTTGTTCCATATTTCTCTCCTGTTATTTTTTATATCCTAGTCCTGTTTTCCTATTGTTATATAGTTTTTTGTCCACGACCAAGTATTTAACTTACCTGACCAATGATAGATAAACAATACTATTGTTTTCATTTTATCTTCTTACCCTTATTAACACCTTGTTTAATAACATATCCTAGTGTTCCGTTAGCACCTATTTGAACTTCCTTTTTAAGATTCTTAAATAACATCATCTCTTTAATTTTTTTGTAATGCTTTTTAAATAGGATTCTATAACTTTATTATCTCTCATCTTCCACCACCTTTATATCTTGTTAGTTTCTTATTTCTTTTCTCACTTTTATTCAAAGTCTTTTTATGACGTTTAGGTCTTTTTTATTCTGATCTCTTTTAACATAATAGGTAAAGTTTTGTTTAGCCATTATACATCTTCTACTTTAGCATCTATAATTAATGGTAAAGGTTCAACAACAGTTTCTTGAACAGTACGATCTTTCATTCCTAGATAATTTTTAGATAACCAGATCATCATATTAGGATTACCTTTTAAAGCTGATTGCCACATTCTTTTTCTTAAACTGGCTTTTCCCTTGTTTTTATTATCCTCTATTAAATCAGCAAATCTTCTCTGTAAGGTTCTAGCAGATATTCCTACAACACTTCCTATTTCTTCTTGTGTACAACCTATTTGACTTAAATTTGCTATCACTTCTGCATCTAGTTCTTTTTTAGGTCTGCCCATAGATTTAGGCTTAACTGTGTTTTGTGCCTTATTTATGTCGTTTTTCATTTTATTGTTTATATCCAATCTAATGTAGGTTTTCCATTATAATTTTTATCAAAAATAAACCAAGCAAATGCCATTAATCCATTGCCACCAAATTTAACTCTTTTAGAAAATACTAAAATGTTTTTAAGTTTGTTTTGTATAAATATCTTATTTTTTCTATTTATACCTTCTAAAAATGATAATTTGTTTAACATAGCAACATTTTTATTAGCAAGTTGTAATGCTTGTAATGTAAATTCAGTTGATAAATTAAATGGTGGATTAGTAACAATATTATCAAATTTTTTAAATGTTTTAAGAAAATCAACACCAGATTCTCCATATCCTCTATCAATCAAATCTGAACTATAAACATCATATTTATTTTCTTTTAATACTTTAGACATTGATCCATCTCCACAAGCACACTCCCAAATATTACCATTAAATTTATACCTTTCTAATAAGGATTGTGTAGCTTCTGGTGGTGTAGGGTAAAATCGTTTTTAACTCTATTATCTTTTTGTATTAAAACCAACATATGCTAGTGCATTAGTATTTTTTTCTATAATCTTATTATTTCTATTCTTTTTCTATATGTTTAATACAACCAATAGGAAAGACATTTCTATCACTAAAAGATTCTTCGTTCTCATCATAACTAGCAAATGTTTTAAGATGTTTGTTATCTTTGGAATAAATATATCCTGTAGTTGTCATCAAAGCTGGTTTCATAGAATCAAATTCTTTTTATTCCAGCGTGGCCAGAATCTACCTAAAATATCCCACCACTTAATTTCATAGAAGTAATATTTCTTGGAATTAATTGAAATATGTCTTATTTGTGTCTTTTTTGTAACCATTTAATGTTTAGTATTATCGTCCTGATTTAATATTGCCCTTAAATATTCTATTTGTAATTTTAACTGCCTATTCTCAATACTTAAAGCAATTATTCTTAATCTGCAATATTTAAAAATTCGGAGTATTGCTTTCATAGTATTTTTGTCACCTTTACTCATATTATCAGATGCCCATAAGGGTTGAAGATTATTATAATTAAAAACAAAGCAAGTTGCTGAACAGGACAAGTAAATCAAAAGAAGCACAAGGTTTAATATGATCTAAATGCCATTCTCCATGATTATTCCAAGTCATTCCATTTTTAAA